ACCACCACTTGTTCCACCTAGATAAGGTCTAGCCATAATTAACCTCCCTTACTTAAGTAATTTTGAACAATTTGTGACTCTCGATTAACGTCACGCCAATACCTTCATCAGAAAAATACTGATCCTTTACGCCATCATAGGCATTATCAGTTTTGATATTTGCCTGATATTTGGGTGCACGGTATTGTGCAAGGAACAGATTTTCATCTGATACAACCAACATATGTTGATTATATGCTCCACGAAGGACTGGTGTTGGAATTAACTGTAGCATTCCATGAGGTGTCTCAAGGGTTCTGTAATTAAATCCAAGTGAATCACGTCCCATATCGCCAATATTGACTGTCCAGCCAGAATTACCAGCTAATCCAGAAGTACCAGCTAATTTAGACCAGTAGCTCATTGCACCCATTCCGCAAAATGCTCGTTTACTTCCAGCTTCGGGAACGTATTGGAAAACTTTTTCCATGTCGTCAACAAAGTTAGAGTACGAATAACTTGCTTCTGTGATTGAAAATACACTCTGATCAGCTCCAGATGTAGCACCATGCTTTTCAATTGCTGGAATGATACCCATCGTTGCACGAACAGTTTTACCTGCAGCGTCAGTTCTGCCACCATCGGCAAAAGTAACACCTGATATGTTAAGATGGGAACGTCCCATTAAAAATGCACGTTCTTTCTGGATTTTATGTTCTTGTGATTTTTGCAAACGTAAACGAGCTAACTCGTCTCTTTCGCCTCTTAATGCTGCGGCATACAGTGTCCCAGTCACCTCTACAGGTGTTTTAAATATCTGGGATTGGTTGTAAACAACCGATAATTCATCAGACCATGCCTCTGGTGATGAAGTACCTTCACCAAATGCACTACCAACAACTACTACATAGTCCCCGCTTACGGGTGTAAAAGCTGTATCGCCTAAGTTTTTAACACTGATATTTGCACTTGCACCGCTACTAGCTACAGCAGTAATTAATATTACTCCTCTTATAGTAGCTCCTGCGGCTAAGGAGGATGTGACTTCACATTCAAGTCCAATCCAACTATCGTACGCATTATTTGCACCTTCGCCTTCCATTCCAACTGGGGAACTAGCTGTTACTGCCCATGTGTCAGCGGCATCATCAGCTGCTAATTCATTGGTTGTGGAAGTTTGAAAGTATTGTTTTGCCCAAGGGTTGCGATGCTCAAACATTTTAAATTGAGGATCAGCAAGTCCTGAGCGTGTTTCACGATTTGAAATCGTAGTAGTAAAAGGGGCTACATCAGACCACAGTTCTTTAACAACTTGTGGACTGATATAAAAATCCCTTCGGTCGTCGTAGAGAACTCCACTATTACCTAATACTTTTGCTGCCATGATTTTTTATCTCCGTCTGTGTGCGAGTAAACCAGCATTGAAGACATCTTCATCCGATAACGGAGAAGCTGTTTCTCCAGTCTCTACAGTAGTAGTGCGTGGTATTTTAAGCCTTTCGTTCTGGGCTCTCATTTCCGTTGCTCTATCCTGTATTCTGGTTTGCTCTTGATTGGGAGAGTGAGTCGCTTCATAAACTTTGACAAGAACTTCCATGTCGACATTGTTGGGATTCTGTGCCCATTGTACAAAATCCTGTGCTTTATGATTATCATAGCCGTAAGAACTTTTCACATGATCAAATGCATTTCGCACTACAGCGTTTTGCTGTTGTTGCTGCATTTGTTGTTGAAAAGCTTGATTACGCTGTTGATCTGAACGCACAAGATGTACCATCATGTCATCACTGAATTGCTCTTTTGCCATTCTGAATTTGAATGACTCACTGTCAGGATCGTTATATGCATCAACCTCATTGTAAGTAGCTGGTCGCTGTGGCGGTGTCGGCTCCTTCATGGAATTTGTCTGATTTCGCTGTTGAGAACCAGACGGAACTCTATTGGAGAATGTTTGCTCTAATCTATCAAGAACTTGTGGATTTTCATCTATAAGCTGCTTGATTGGACCAAGTGTATCTTTATAAAAAGATAACTGATCTTTTATTGAATCTGCTTCATTCGTGGCAGTATCCGCTTTGCTTTGCCAGTAAGCAATACGTTGAGGATCATCTTTCACTGAAGAATCTTCAGGTTGTGCGGTTTCTTCTATTGCACTTACCTGATCATCGGAAATTGTATTATCAGTAGCAGTGTCGACATATTCGACATCTTCAGTGGAAGTCTCTACAGCACCAATTACATCTGGTGCTGTCTCTTGTACTTCTACGCTACTTGTATCAGCATTTCCTGTTATTAAGTCACCCATTGTTTATCCTTCCCTTTGGCTGTTCGTTTGTCTCTCGACTACGGCAACGGCTTTTTGGAGTTTCTTTAATTCGTCACCCGTACGTGACTTATAAAGCTGTGTTGTCATATCAGCTTTATCAGATGACTTCTTGAGATTTCCTTTAAATTTTTCTAATTCTGCTTTTTCTCTAGCATGTACAACTTCTCGTCTTGCGGTCTGTAAATCGCCTGACAGGTCTTTAACCTGTTTACCAAGTTGCTGTATCTGTCCCTGCATTTTTACTCTTTCGTCAAATCTATTCAGTACACCTTCAGTGTCTGCAACGTCAGTTTGCTTTAGGACTTCTATATTGTCAATAATGCCATTTTTGAATAATGTCATATAGTATTCAAATCTAGCCCATCTATTGCTCGGCAGGGTAGAACCTGATACTACTATTATATCATACCTACCTACGGTAACGTCATTTAATTTTTCTATCAGTTCGCCACTGATCGTATCATAGATGGGCTGATTTATTGTCATTTGTTTAGGAGAATTATTGGGCTGCAGTAATCGAATAATTTTCTGTCCTGTGTATACGTATTGAATCAACTGAACTATAACTTTACCCAATTGATTCAATCCTGCCTCAATATCATCTTTCTTGCTCTTGATTCTACGCTGACCGTATTCGTCAAGAGCAACAGTGCCTTTATATGTTTGAGGTGCACCCTCTGCCTGACCTTGCATTAGAGCATATATGCCAAGTATTCTTTCTATGTCTGCTTTTGCATCGCTTTCATTTTTATATAATTCATTAGGAAGCGGTATAGGTGATGCTATAATAGGTTGTCCTAATTCTGGATCAAACTCGATAACGCCAGTTCCAGCCTTTGCCCATGCTTCTTCGATATCTTTTTTATTTACAGAACCTCTTGGTATTAACAGTTTTACATTTGTAGAAGACGACGCATGAGCAACAATAAGTGAACGCAGTTTATTTATATATTCCTGTAATCCTCTTACCAGCCGTACGTCGCTAATTGGAAATGGATTACGATTGTGAGTGTTCATAAACGTAATAATAGGATAATGCTCTATTGGAATAACAGAATCATACATTAGCACTCCACCTACACTGCAAATTTGCTTTATATGATCAATTGTAATGTTATTAACAAGAATCTGCTTACGAGATATAATATCTTTAATAGACACTAATTCCATTATAGTAGTTGAGTTTGGAATAGATTGTTCATCCTCTACACCAGCCACCGTTTCTGGCTTTTGTGTCATGGGGTTCATTTCCTGATGAAAGATTCCACCTGTCTCCTCATATTGCTTCATTGCCTGATCTACTGCTTTCTGATCAGTAATAACCTGTTCAGATAGATCGGGATTGGTAATAATGAAAGCAGGTTGCTCAATATATTTCATGAACTCTTCCCGTTTCATTATCTTTTCTTGACCATTGGTAGTATCAAAGACCCTCATGTAGGGCATACGTACTTTCGTGTAACGTTCAATAACTTCAAGTGTGCGATCATACCTTGACATATGATCACCAGTATATTGAGAAGTCTGCTGTCCTTCTAAACCATGCCGTATATCATATTGATCGTCAGAAATTTTCTGTTCAGATGCACTTTGAATCGCTTCTTTATATTGAGGATAGGCTTGTAGTAGGTGCGATTCGGTATATAGCTTTGCAAAAACGATATGACTGGCATCTGAACAGAATGGATCTTTAGCATTTGGGTCTATGTAAAGGTTTAATGGATCAATTGATCTAATTAACACTTCACCTTTACCATAATCAGCATTAGGATCAGTATATGCCATCATACAACCCATGCCTTTTACATAATAATCATCGATAGATTGTTTTAACTCCATGGTTCCATTTGAAATGCCCCATATATAGGTCATAAGATCAGAAAACATGCGACCTGTTCTATTGTCGCTGTCTTCTCTTGCTGTAGATTGAAAACGGGGAGTGTTTGAAGTAAGCATAGCCTTTGCTTGTTCAACTGCTGGATGAATAACATTTACAACTAAAGGCTCTTGCGCGCGTTTACGCAAAGCAGTGATCATTTTCTTTGACCATTGTTTGCCATTTCTGAATTCATTGTCTTCTGCCGCCTGTGAAGCCCATTCGTTTCTAGCACTTTGAAATTCAGTCAGTAAATCTTCAGACTTCTGTACTTCTTTATTTTTTTCTGGCATTAAAGCAATAATCTAATCTTAATAAACGTACCCATTTATCCCTACGAAACTTATTGTAAAAAGTTTCATGCAATCAACCAGTTAACCTTATTTTCTTCACTTTTTCTGTAATCATTATTTTTACCCCTGTCTGTTACTTTGTGATAAGGTATATAAACTTTTTTAGTAGCATAGTACAACCCGTCCAGCAGATCGTCGTGTTTACCTCTTGGATATAAGAGTAACTCGTCTTTTAATGATTGCATATTGTCTTTAATGAACATCTTGCCTTGAGCGAAGGCTGGTTCAAGCGTTTCCAGCCTTGATGATTTGGAATTGCGTGGGTTCTCCCGTATTTCCAGTCCTGATATAAACAAACCTTCCTCCTCGCATTTGGTCTTTAGATAATCTCTTAACATTTCCTGATAGCCTACAGTTTCAATGCGTGTCTTTGTTGGTTCGTACAGTTTGAACTGTTTTATGATTGAATTGGCTAGATTCATAGGTGAGACACGTTTTTGGAAATAAGGTAAAACATAGCGGTTATTATGTTCATCTACTGCAACGGATACAATAGTGGAATAGTCTGCGGTCTGCTTTGTAGATGAGGCAGGATCAACCCCCATGAATATATTGACAGGCAGTGTTTCGTCAATTGCTTTACCGTTACGCTCTGTGAGATGCAGAAAAGATTCCCCATCGTCATTCTTTTCTACTGATCCCTCATAACTCTTTAAGTAAGTCTCCTTGAATAGCTGATCTTCGTCACCTACTATCTCGCATAGGTATTCTCTATAAAAGACAGATGACCTGTTAATAGACTCCAGTTCTTTCTTTTTATCAATCAACTTCTCTATAGGTTGCCAAGATTCCCATAGTGCTATCTTTTTAGCCATGTTTGGCTTGAAAAGCATATTCTTCCAACCCTTCATCTCTTTTAGAGTCTCAACCATGCATCTTTGATGCTGTGGAGTTCCAATAACAGCTATTCTTCCCCTCATCGGGTCCAATGAAGGAATAGCAGACTGCAGCAGCCATCTCAAATTCTGCTCCATTGCTTCAGAGGTCTTGGTATTATTCTCATCTTCAGGATCGTCAACAATAATAAGCGTAGGACGCTGGTTGCCTACTTTGATACCACGCAACTGCTGACCAGTGCCCTTGCATATGATCATTGAGTTGTCTTTCAGCTCAATCTGGTGCTTTGCCCACTGTTTTGCGGAATGCTGACCCCAGTATCCGAATATATTGCGGAAACTCAAGGAAAAATCGAGCACATCCTTGATAGTACCCAGTAATTTAACAGCATGATCCTGTGTTCTGGATATAAGGACTATAAGCTTCTTGCCTTTATCAAACATCAGGTGATATAAGGGAAAAACCCCTCCAACTATGGATGATTTGGCATGACCCCTTGGGGCAATAATATTTATTTGTTTCAGGTCCCAGTCCATAAGGGCTTCTGCCATCTCATAATGGAATTCAGGAGATGTAGCTGAAAACATATTCGGCATCGATACCTTGCCGAAAAGGATCATGCTTGTTTTTAGTTTATCTAGAGCTTGTTTATTTTGCACTTTTTCTTGGACGACCTCTTAATCTCATGCCGAGCATCTATGCGCTTCCTTCCTGCGTATTTTCTGTACGACTGACCAGCAAACGTTGCTCTTCATTAGCTATCTGATCCTCAATCTGTTTAGAAACGTCTATTTCTAATGTATCAGTTATTATCTTCCTAGAAGGCTTCATCTCCAGATAATCCGCTAGGTTATCTGCAGCTTTGAGCATATTACCAGCATCGTGTTTGTGTCTGGCTATCTCAACAGCGTCTACTATGGTTTGAAGTACCCAGTCTTTGGTAATTCCCTTACCAGCTAGTACCTCTTTAGTCTTCTCTTCTACCATATTCTTTATCTTCTCCTGTTTAAAAAGTCTTCTTACTGTGGCTTCGGGTATTTTCTGATCGGGGCGGTAGATATCACCCAGAAGAGCATAGTCGATAGGCTTTTTAGACATCATCATGGCTACATAGGTATTAATAGCATTCTTGGTGCGTGTCTTACCTGCTTCTTTAGCTATCCAATTATTACTTATCTCACCTGTAGCGTAAGGCTTGTAGTTCAATACAGCCTTGCTACTGCCCCATTTGTCCCCAAAGGGAAAGCGATAGTTTGTTTTGGTTCTGCTATTCTTATCCGTATATGTCTTGCGATAAATCAGCTCAAACACAAAGTCGTCATCGCTTATAGCCCACTGGTCGATCTCACAATCCTTCCAGTAGGTGTATTTTATATTTTTTTTATCAGCTTCACTGCGTGTATATATATTGAACTTCCTGAGGACTTTGTTACATCTTTTAGTTAAAACAACCATAGAGTAGGGATTAATGTATGTTACTATATATGTAACATCTATATGTACTTTTAAAAATAACGTATGTTACATCTAAAGGTACCTTATATATGTTACACATCAATCTTTGTTCTTATTCTTCTCAGGATACAAAATTTGTTCAATAATAGCATCCGTTACCTGCTTTTCAGCGTCATATAGTGCGAAATCAGTCTGGAACTTGTCATATGCATTCTCTATCTCATCCTCGGACAACTCGCATTCCTCCCATATACCAGTCCTAGTATTAAATACTTCGTATTTTACTCTAACCTTGTGCTGCATCGCTGGTAAAATTTAAATGTAAACCCACATAAGTTTCAATAACAACAACGGAAGAGAGTTGTTCCCCCAAAATTATCTGCGGAATGAGAGTGAGGTAAACAAGTCAGTACCCACCCCCGTTAATCACGGGGTTGGGTTTCCTATTCCGTTGAAAGTTCATGTTGAGTTACATGTTAAGATCATCGGGGCTCGGGTCGTTGGACCCTCGCACCGTGACATCTTATTCCCACCCCGTATGTTGCACCTCGCATACCCCTACGCTGTTGCGTAGCCCATGCAGAGGCAACATAGTGTGCCAGTCCCTCAACGTAACGCACGGTTAGGTGTTTTCTGTAATCCACCCTTTCACGTTAGAGAACTAACTAACTAACTGTTCCCTTATGTATCCATAATAACCAACCTTTAGGAGTAATTATGATTGATCTAATTGTTTCAATACTACTTGCATCTATGTTAGTAATGGTACTGTTCTTAATGTACTACGGTGCTAAAGCGTACATCATATCAACTCATGGTGTGATTGATGATTGTACAGAGGCTGAATATCAAGATGACATGCCTCGTGATCCTTGTCTTACAGAGGAACAGATGAATGATATTATGCATGCAGAGTGCCTTGAAATGCAGAGACAGGAGAAAGAAGAACATAAACAGTTCTTGGACTGTCGTATAACTGTTGGTATTGATTGGATGGACTGCAGTAATACTGATAAGTCAC